ATGAAACGTTATGATGAACTGAAACCAATCCTAGATCATCTCTACAGACTGGCACATGAACTTTGAACTAGACATGGAGGATTATACCATCATCATCAACGCCCTCCATTACTACAAGAAACAAAAGAAATACCCTAACTTTCAATGTTATACTGAAGAGCGTATTAATCAACTACGTGATAAGATGGCACAACAACTAATACCATCCAAAAACATACTAGAATGAACACGCTATTCATACTATCATTCATACTACTACTCACTATAGCAATGGAATGGACATGGGGTGTCAAACGATCTAAGTAAATGGACACATGGTGGATTAGAACCATCATCTATTAACATACTAAGACTAATCAGTGAACTAGAAGGTTGTTATCAATTGACCAAATACATGGCATTTGATCAAGATAATGCTATAATAGAAGAGATGAAGCAAAGATATTACAAACTGTACTTCCAAACTTCTAAACAAGAACGTATCAATGACACCAACAACAAACAAATCTAATTGGTTCTCCTGTACATCAGACAAACCATACGATAGACATTACTATACAGTCAACAACCAAACATTCCATGACTATGAACAACTAAGAGCATGGTGGTTTCAACAAATGAAAGTACATAACATGACTGTACAGGTACATGACTATACACATAGCAAGGGATTTAAGTAACACCCTCTGCTATTGATAATCAATAAGGTTTTCAAGGTGCTTGCGCGTCAGTCATACCAAGGGTTCTCAATAAGACCTGCTTATTGATAATCAATAATAAAAAAAGGTTAATTAAATACCCCCTGGTTGCTCTGAAGATACTCAGAAGATACTCCAGAGACGTTGGCTTAGCACGCAACCTATCGAAAGTCAAGCAAAGGTGGACAGAACTCAAAGTGGCACAGCGACCCTCCCAGGCACCTCTCAGATCTTGTATAATTTGATTAATCTCAAAAACACAAAAACTGACTTTTTTAACTTTTTGAGTTTTTTATAATTTTAAGAAATTCAGTTTTTTGAGTTTTTGAGATTTTTCAATAATTAAACTTTAAGATGTTTGTGAAAACTTACGAAAACCTCGATAGTTCAGCTCTATTTCAACTAAAAGTTGATAAAAAGAGTGTATTTGTAGTGTATAATAGTAATATTGACAAAGAATACGAGTTTGAGTGTGAAAATACACAAGAATTCGATGAAAAAGTGTCAAAAACTCTACAAAACAAAGAATCAATGGGTAAACTACTGAATAATAGTATTAAAGAAGGCAAACTAGTTCCTATCACTAAATAAATCACAGTTTTGAGGTATAACAACCGCACTAACAATGGCAAAGCGTCACTCTTCGGGCGACAACAGTAAGTATCAACAATTCGATGATGATTTTGAAGACTTTGGTTATGAAGTGAAGAATATTAGGAGACAGACAAAGAAAAAGGTAGCAAAATTTAAAAGAGAGGTCAATGAGTATGATGACACTTATTGAACTGTCCACTAACGCTTGAATTCGTCCCGTTATCGTGTATTGTATACATGTTGACGGGATTTTTCTTTTTCAATGCTAACAACTGGACTGCGTGGTGAGTTACTTTTTCTTGATCAACTCACACCGTTTGAAGCAAAACGACGCATGGAACTTGAAGAGCAACGCATGAAAGAAATGCGTGAAGAATGTGCCCGTGATGCACAACAACTGTTCGACGATATGTTCGGGGGTTGATAACAATGGATCGTCTCGAAATGCTCATGGCAAGGGAACAACTTATGGAAGACATTATCAGCATTGTTGAAGCACAATTGCCAGAACAAAATGTTGGTCAACTAGAACAACTGTTGTGTGATGCTGTCTGCGAACATTTCCCTGCTAAGTAACACAAACCAGTCAGCCGCCCCAACCAGTTGACAAGGTGGCACACTGACACCAGCGATCTGCCAAACCCCATGCTTATAATAGGTGCATGAAAACAAAAACGCTTCTCTCCTCTCCACAGACCCTGCAGGACCTGCAGGATTTCATGTTCGATACCATGATGCCCGCTGAGATGTGTGTGGACTGGTTCTGTGATCGCTTCAACGTGTCTGCCACTGATGAAGTGATAGATTACGTGGTGGACGCCCATTTCGGGATGTTCGCTGACCAGTGAGACAAGTGGCACAGCATCGGTTGATCTGTGCCTCATCTCTTGTATTGTAAGTTCAGTTCAGAAAACCACATGACCACATTCGCCCAAGACAGCGCCACACTCCACGCCAACGGTTATGAAGTGCAGGTGCTCAAAGATGCCTTGTCAGATTACCGCAAGACTTGGTTGGGATACATTCGCGACTGTGACGAGGGCAAGCGCCCAGGCATGGACCCTGAGGGTGCAAAGATGATCCTAGAGGATATTGAGGGTCTGATGCTCAAGATGGGCAACCAGTCCTAGAACTGTCCACAACCTGTTGACTCGGCAGGCAATCCGAGTCATAATAAGATCATTCAACACAACACACAAACCACATGCGTAAGATCGAAGCACTGATGAACACCGCCATCAAGAACAACACCAACTGGAGTCGTGCTAACACTTCAGTTACCAATGATGAAGGTGTCTCCACTGTGTATCTCCACGGCAACAAGATTGCTGAGGTGGGTGATGACTTCGTGCGTGTATTTGATGGCGGTTGGCAGTCTAACACCACCAAATCTCGTTTGAATGCTATCATCAATGAGTTCTGCAATGCGTTCACTGATGGTATCTTCCAGAAGGATTTTGCATGGTACATTCGTGACAACAAAGTGACCCATGATTTCGAGAACGGTTACACTTTCGCTGAGTTCGCCTGAGGGCGACACTGTTAACCACATCACACAATCATCATGACTCAAGTTGCACCCACTGAAGCAGATCGCTTCCAACTCGTTGAGAATTATGTGGACCACATTATCGATGGGATGGATACAGATTCCCTCGTGTCAATGGTCCGTGATTTGTTATTGAATGAATACGAGAAATTGACATGGGATGAGGTGACTGAAGAGATCGTAGATCTCTATGATGAAGACACATTGATCGATCTAATTCCAGACGCAAACTAAACACAATTCAGGGGTCTTCCATTGTCTCACTATTCCATGCCTGCTATGCCTGTCTTTAAGACAGTTAGCAAACTGTCCCTGTTTGGTCGCGGGTCGCTGTCCCATGCCCTTATAATTAGAGCAACAGAGAAACAAACCAAATCCAAATGATGTTTGCAGTTCAACCCACATCCTTCGGCAACTTCGATGAGCACGGGGCAGACTACACCCCCACCATCAACGGAGCGTATCGGATCGCCCTTGCCATGGATGAACCCGCTACGATCTGGCGCATGACCAGCGGCGCACCCATCAAGTGGATGAATGTGACGCCTGACGAAGTGGTCTCTGCCTGACCCATTCGCCCCATCATCCCCTATAATAGAGACATGAAACCAAGCGACTTCCCCATGGCACAATCCCTCTTCGATGATGACGGCATCTATGCCACATCCCCCCATCTTAAGAGCATCGCTCTGCAGGTGATGGAGCAGGAGCGACGTGAGCGAGCAACCTGCCGCCGTGCTGCCGAATACGATCGGGTGACCTTTGGGGACATGGTGCGTGGTGTCACTGATGAGGGTGACTTTGATGATCACTTCACCGCTGAGGATTATGATCGCCGCCGCTATGCTCGTGACGGTTGGGGAACTGTCCCTGGTGACAGGTGGGTCTGACCCCTACCCTCTATAATAGGTACATACACAACACAGGACACACATCATGAACGGTTGGGCAAACTACGAAACTTGGAACGCTGCTCTCTGGATCGGCAACGATGAGTTTCTCTACAACACTGCTAAGGCATGTGTGACATACAGAGAGGCAGGCATCGAGACACCATGGGACAAGTTCGTGCGGTGCATGTGTGAGGGGCAGATTGGTCGTATGCTCTGCAAGACAGGCGACGGCGTGGCATGGGATGACCCCGCCATCGATGCAGACGAGATGAACGAGATGCTCTGGGAGCTCTGAGCATACAGCACAGCGGGGCAGGGGTGGACAGTATTGTGCCGCCCCCTAAACCGTCCAAGGGTCGCCAAGCGAAAATCGAAGGGTCCCTCTAACCTACAAAAGTATCCAGACGATCGATAAATATTTTACGAAATGGTTTTTTCAAAACCTTGAAATCTAAAAAAATTTCCCAGCAAAAAAATGCCCCAAAAAGTTGACTTCAAAGATTATGATGAAATTTTGGCAAACTTTGATGAGTTTTGCGATGAGTTTGAAAGTAAGGCGTCCAATGCATTCTTGAGAGGTGATCAAAACGATGGAAGAGTTACTGCAGAGGCAGAAAGAGTTGGAGAAGGCACTCCTGAAGTTGTCCGAGAGGTTGCAGAACCTGGACCAACGGATCTGCCAGCTAGAGCGACCACAATTGATGTACAGGCGTCCAGAGACGAGCAAGCATGAGACGCTAAGTGACACTTTAGATTATCTACATAACAATGTAGAAGGAATAAAGAAAGACTTAGTAAAAGTAGCAAAGGCAGTGTAGTATGGCATATCTAGCAAGCACTGAAACGGTCGATACAGCGTCTTCTGACGGCACATGTGTGTATGGTGCCGAAGCACTGGGTGGAACGCCCGTAGAGACGACTGTGAAGGTCAATGACGAGACGTTAGAGATCATAGCGGGTACACCTTTTTATGAATGTGATGATATTAGTGATATCACAAAGATCAATCCGTTAAGTCCTTTACCATGTCAACCAGGAACTAGGAGACTTACCCCAACAGTGAACACCACTGTCTATATCAATGGGAAGTTACCTGCAGTTACTGGGGACGATGCACAGTTGGTGATAGGAGGTTCTCCCAGACCCTTGACAGGACCGTTCCAACATCCTACAATAGTAATTGGTTCACGTTTAACAAGTTAATTATGGCAAAAGCACGAGTTGGTCTGAGTGGTGGTTCTTACGTCGAGAGCAAACCGAAGACTACGAAGCAAGGTTCGTCGAAGAATACGAAGTATGCGGCAACATCTCGGAATAACGCGAAGAAGCGTTACAGGGGTCAAGGTCGATGAATTTAATCTGCAATCTCCCTGCTGAGAAGGTATGGGTTCGTAAGGAATATCTTCGAGATCATGTTGATGGGCATGGTGAGTTTGTAGAGGGCGTCTGGGTGTCGGCAAAGTCGATACCTGGGCGTGCTTTTTATTTTGAGACTTATTTGCCAAGTTATGGGGCAATGTATGATAAGTTACCGATAAGCGCATTTCTCCGAGCGCCGAAAACACCGACGCCTGATATGTCTCTAGAGAACCTACAATTTTGGAATTGTATGGACTATGGAGTAGTTGCGATCAATAAGGGGTTCGTATCCTCTATGGATTGTGAAGTGCGAACGAGAGATCACGGATTGTTACGAGGACAGTATCTGTTTACGTTAGATAACTACCATGCGAACATTGATGTGATAGATAATAATGTGAGTGAAGTTCCACAGGAGCATAAGTCACATAACTGTATTGCGTTAGAGAATGGTCAATATGCATTGTATCCTAATAACAGGATGCGTCTGTATGACCTCTCTATCACGCCTGAAGACCCCTTAACACCTGATTTCAAGGTAAGTACCATAGAGTATCAAGTTGAAGCAGGAACAGACTGGGGGCGATTAGGCGACACTGATGATTATTTTTGGGAAACTAATGCTGAACGAAAACTACGGACGGAGACCACAGATGGACAAGAGAGTGGACAAGAGTGAAGACTTTAAACAGTCTGGAATGACACTCATTACGGAAATCGATAGTGAGCGTTATCTTAAGAAAGCGAAGAAGATGAAGGAAGAAGATAACGATGGTTTCTTCGATAATCAAGAGGAGTGGGCGGACGGATTTTGTGGTAAGTGATAAATAGTAACAGCCTATTGCTGTGTCTAAATGCCTACCTTTCAGACATTCAAAGATCTGAGTGTAACATTTAAGAAACATCCTGTAACTAACGATTTGGTGCAGGTGAAAGACAAGGCAGCCATTGTACAAGCGATGACTGCCTTAATTCTTACTAGGAAGGGGGAAAGACTATTTCAACCTGAGTTAGGTTGTGATGTACAGAGCATTTTATTTGAACCATTGGATTTTGGTAGTGCTGGACTAATCAAGTCAAGTATTAAGGAGACATTGGTCAGATATGAACCACGAATTCGTGTCAATGATGTTCTCTGTACTGTAGATTATGATAACAACGGATATGAAGTAGAAGTATACTACACAATCATTGGTAGAGAAGATCAACCAGTAGGTATTCAATTCTTCTTAGAGCGTACACGATAATGCCTTATACTCAGGTTGCCAATTTAGACTTTGAGGACATCAAAGTTGCTCTGAAAGATTATCTCAGAGCACAAACAGAATTTACCGACTACGACTTTGAGGGAAGTGCGTTATCTAACCTCATTGATGTATTGGCGTATAACACGTACTACACGGCGTTTAACACCAATATGGTAGTCAATGAACTATTCATTGAAAGTGCCACCTTGAGAGACAATGTGGTGGCGCTGGCAAAGCAATTGGGGTACAGACCCAAGAGTGCAACTGCACCAACTGCTTATGTGTCATTTAGAGCGACCTATCAGAACGCTACAACTGATACTGAGTTGTTTTTGAAAGCAGGCACAGGATTTATTGCATCCTATGATAACAATGTGTATCAGTATGTTGTTACTAGTGATGTAAAGGCACAGGTTGCAAATCAGGTTGCGACATTTACGAATGTACCAGTAAGAGAGGGAACGTTCCTTACAAATACATTCATTGTCAATACTGCACTGAAGAACCAGAGATTTATTCTTGACAACCGTAACATTGACACCAATACTATTAGAGTAAAGGTATATCCTACTGGTAGTGGTATCAACGAACCATATTTGGCAGCAGATAACATCCTTGATGTTGATAGCACGTCAAAAGTCTTCTTCATCGATGAGATTGAAGATGAAAGATATGAAATTATTATGGGTGACGGTGTACTAGGTGCAAAACTAGACAATGGTGCTCGTATTGAGGTTTCTTACATCACTACATCTGGTCCAGAGAGCAATGGCGTCAGAACTTTCGTCTTCTCTGGTGTTTTAGAGAACGTAAATGGTGTTACACCTAATGTTGACATTGCAATCACTTCTACTGTCGCCTCTGCGGGCGGTGAAGAGATCGAAAGCACCTCTAAGATCAAATATACCGCTCCTAAGGCATACGGCACACAGGACCGTGCAGTGACCGCTCAGGACTACGAGGCAATCGTTCGTAGAGTGTATCCTGCAACCAGTGATATCATCATCTTTGGTGGTGAAGACCAGGATCCTCCACAGTACGGCAAAGTCTTCATTGCATTGAAACCAAAGGATGCAAGTTACCTTACTTCACTGACTAAGAACGAAATTGTTACAGAACTTGAGAAGTATGTTGTTGCATCTATCGAACCAAGACTGGTTGACCCTTCAATTCTGTATGTTGAGTTGACAAGCAAGATTTATTATGATAGAAACAAAACTGATGATACACCTGCTCAGATTAGAGACAAGGTGATTGGTGCGGTGCAGTCTTATCTTGATACTAGTGATACTGAGAAGTTCAACGGTAAGTTTAGATACAGTAAAGCAGTAGCAGTTATTGATGATGCAGATCGTGCAATTAACTCAAACCTAACCGAAGTAACCATGAGGAAAGATTTCATTCCTCAACTTAATTCCACGTTCTATTATGAAGTATGTTTCCAAAATGCGTTCGACGTTGACTGCGACGATCCTGTTCTTTCGTCTACTGGCTTTAGGGTTACTGAATACCCTAATTTTGACGTTTATCTGGAGGACAAGGGGGGCAAAATCGTCCTATATAGACTAGATAGCGTAACTGGTGAAAAAGTTGTCCTCGACAGCGAAGTTGGCGAAATTGATTATGTCAAAGGTGAACTGAAAATGTATGCCCTTACTATCATTAAGGGCAGTTTCTTCGATAACCGTATCTCTGTTAGAGTAAAACCCCTTTCTAATGATATCAAGGCACTCCGCGAGGTTTATCTTGACGTTGATGTTGCGAATTCCTCGTTCACTGCATACAAAGAGTAAAGTAAATGCCTGCTGTAAAGACTAAGAGAATTTCCACTCTGATCGAATCGCAGCTTCCTGCTTTTATTACATCTGAATACGAACTCTTCAGTAAGTTTGTACAGAAGTATTACGAAGCACAGGAAGTGCAAGGTGGCACATTGGATGTTATTAATAACATTCAGAAGTATGCTGACATTGATTATTATGAGAAAAATCTTCTCAAGCAGAATGATAAGTTAACAGCAGACGTTGCTATTGATGCAACAACTATTACTGTAGAGGATGCACAGTCATTCCCAAAGAAAAATGGTTACATCAGAATTGATGACGAGATCATCTTCTATGCTACCAGGACTAATACTGAGTTCAGAGACTGCTCTAGGGGCGTCAGTGGCAACACTTCTCTAGGTGATCTATACGAAGCATCCAAATTTGAAAGCACAGAGGCAGCAACCCATTCTAGTGGTGCTGTAGTACATAACGTAAGTAACCTATTCCTCTATGCGTTAGTCAAGAATTTTGAGGCACAATACCTCGGATCATTCCCTGAGAAGTATCTCAAGGGTGAGATCGATAAGAGAACCCTTATCAAGAACATCCAAAAGTTCTATAAGGCAAAGGGAACTAATAGTTCTATCAAGTTTATCTTCAACACGATTGTTGCACAGGATGTCAACAACAAACCTGAAGTATACAAACCAAAAGATTACACATACAAGTCTTCTAACGCAGACTGGATCAATGTATATGCACTTAAGTGCTCTGTTGTATCTGGAAATCCAAAAGCGTTAATCGGTAAACAGATTGTACAGCAAGCAACTGCAGAGTATGGTTATGCTTCTGCTGTAGTAGACAACGTATATTCTGATGGCACTAGAGATGGTGAACCAGTATGGAATATTGTCCTAGCACCAGAAACAGTCAATGGTGAATTCTTCATCTCTACTAAGACTGAACTAACCAAAGATTTACCTGGCACTGCTAGCACTGGTGACAGAGTTGATGTCTTCTCCGCTATTGGTTGGGATGCTGAAGGTTCTATTCTGATTGGAACAGAGACCATTACCTTTATTAAGAGGAGTGCAACTCAGTTTATTATCAGAGATAGACAGGCGTCTACTGCTATTTCACACCCAAGAGGAACAAACGTATACAAACCAGTAACTGTAAGTGGTACTGGAGTCAGTCTATTGACCCTAGGTGTTGTATACAACCTAGATGCTGCAGACAGTAAACCATATTCTAACGTTGGCGACAAGATCCAAGTATCAAAACCTGGATTTGAAACTGCAGATCCTAGAATTGTAAAAGTAGGAACTAATGAAACTCGCTGGTTGCTCAGTCAGGGCAAAAACGTTAGCGCCCCTACAAACCCAGTCATAGCAACGGGTCTCAGAGGTATCCCAACAGATGTTACCTCTATTCACGAGGATGATCAATACTATTATATCACATCGTCTAGTTATCCATCACACAAGATTCTAGATGGTACTAGTAATATTACTGAAGAACTTCTAGATCAAGATATTCTTCGTATTATTAGAAAGCAAGCAACAACTACAACTGAAAGATACAAAACACCCAAAGCAGATACTGGTATTCTACTGAATGGTGTTCGTACTTACAGTTACAGAGATACAGAGAGCATCAGATTTGGTGTTCTAGAAAGAATTACTGTCAATACTCAAGGTAGAGGTTATGCAAAACCACCTTTTGTATTGGTTGATCAAGTTCCTAACAAAGCAAGAGCAGTTCTTGCTGGTC